TGAAGAAGTTGTAAATGGAGATATACATTCTACTAATCAAAAACTAGCAGGATTACAAACAAGAGACCAAGCAAAAACATTTATATATGCATTAGTATATGGTGCAGGAGATGCCAAGATAGGTAGTATTATTAATGGTGATATTAAAAAAGGTAAAGCCTTAAAAGAAAGATTCTTTCGTAACTTACCGGCTCTTAAAAAATTAAGAGATAGAGTGCAACAAGCATCCAATCGTGGCTTTTTAAAAGGTATAGATGGTAGAAGAATACATGTAAGAAGTCAGCATTCAGCACTTAATACTTTATTACAAGGTAGTGGTGCTATAGTAATGAAACAAGCTATGATAAATTTATATCAGCTAATTAAACTAAATACTTTTGATGCTAAGTTTGTTGCTAACATACATGATGAGTGGCAGTTAGAAGTTAAAGAATCTCAATCTGATTGTGTTGGTAGAATAGGAGTAGAGTGTATAGAAAAAGTAACAGAGCAGTTTAACATGAGGTGCGATTTAACTGGTCAATACAAAATTGGAGGCGATTGGAGTGAAACCCACTAAAAAAGACAGAAAGAAATTTGATATAGATTTACAATACGGAACTATAAGAGAAGAAAAAATTATAGATATGTTTGTAAATAAAAAGATAGAAGTAAAATCAGAAAGAGGTATGTGGATGAAAACAGGAAATATTTGTATTGAATATGAATCTTATGGCAAACCTTCTGGTATAATAACTACTGAAGCAGATTATTGGTTTCATAATCTATGTATAGATGATGATATATTCTGCACACTTATTTTTGATATACCTAAATTAAAACAACTTATAGATAAACTAGATTTTAAAAAGTCTGTAAGTGGAGGAGACCATAATGCTAGTAAGATGTGGTTAGTTAGTATACAAAAATTATTTACATCTGATGTGTATAAAACATTTAAAGAGTTAGAAAATGAATAAAACACTTGACAAAACTGAATTAGACAAGTATAATAAGTTTACATCCGAATCCGGACATTGGTATTCTCTTGAGGGAG